CTTTAAAAGTCAAGCGACTAGGTTTATCATATGGCAAATTTAACTTGCCCATAATAAGCCCCTTTCCGACTTGCTACAACACCATTTTTAGTTGGTTTTATATGTAGTCTTTATTTTATTTTATAAATACACCTTAACACACTTTTAAAAGCTTGTCAAGTCTATTTATAATATTATTTTCAACATTATTTTTAATATGAATATATTTACTTCTTTTACTCATACCACCATAAGTTGAAACTCTCAATGGGTTATAAATACTTGATGTTGGTATTCTTATATTATCAAGTCTTAACCTATTCAAAGCTTGTTTTTTTAATCGTTCTTTTTTTCCTTGTCTCATGGTTTTTAAGATAGCATATTTAAAAATTATTGCAAGTCTTTTTTTTAATTTTTTTAAAAATAAATGCTATTGACATCTATTTAAATTTATGGTATAATGAAAGTTTTTTTATTTTAAATGGGAAATTATATATAAGAATTTATATATATTTTTTAGATATAAATAATATAACTAATATTTATTAATAATAATTAGTTATAAAAAATAGATATATTATTTTAGATATAAAAAAACCCCGCTAACAAAATTTGAAAGCGGGGCTTTATAGTTTAATTAATTTCTTATGAATTTAAAGGTAGTTTAATTTTTTCAATTAGATTATAAGAAATATTTTGATTATTTGGTGATACTTTATAAAATACAGCATATCCAAATTGATTAGCTTTTTTAGTCAACTTATTTACAAAATTATAAGTAAGTGTCTCATTTTCAAAATACTTGTTTTTAGTTTTTGAAAGTTTATTTAATTGTATCATTTTTTATACTCCATTTTTTAAGTTAATTTAAATGGTTTAAATCATATAATTAAATACATGTCAAGTATATTTTTTTAATTATTTATAAATTATTATTCTTATTGATTTTATTGGAATTATTGAGTTTATAAAGGGTAAGTAATTTATAATATATAGATATGATATTTTATTTTATTTTGTTAACTAGATAAATTTAAATAATTTTTTTTATTTTTTCTATTGACATTTAAAAAATTTATGATATAGTGATATTATATAATAGGGCAAATATTTGTTTATTTAAAATATGGCAAGATTGTGATATACTATGCAACCCTACGCAAGTGCCATAGCCCCCTAGTGCCACATATATATCATACTCACACAAAATTACCAGATTCTAGTGTTAACTAGTTGGGGGTGCGTTACAGGCATAAAAAAACCCCACCGGTTTAGGCAGGGTTGTTTAGTTTGAAATATATAAAAAGGTCTGATATAGGTGTTAATGCTCCCGGCAGGTCTATATATATTATACACCCCTCTGCGAAATTGTCAAGAAGAAAAAAAAAGTATTGACAAATGTTAACTAGAGGTGTATAATAAGACATATGAGTTTTTTACAAACACAAACAAACAACAACAACAGAAACCTTACAGAGCAACAACAGAAGTTTTTAGATGCTTTAAGTGGCGAAGCCCAAGGAGATATAAAAGCGGCACTTCAAGTTGCAGGTTATAAGGACACTAGTTATTATGCTGTTGTCAAAAGTCTCCGACAGGAGATTATCGACACAGCTAATACGATACTAGCCCATTCAGCACCTAAAGCAGCTAAGAAGTTAGTGGATGTTTTAGAAAGTGATGAACCTATTCCACAGGTTAACGCAAAGCTACAAGCTGCCCAAACCTTATTGGATAGAGTTGGTGTTGCTAAAAAAGAAAGTATTAATGTTAACCACAATCATAGTGGCGGAATCTTTATTCTACCGGATAAAAAGGAAACTATTATAGACGCAGAGCCGGTAGAGGTAAAAGATGACTAAAGTAGTTTTTTTATTATTATTCTTAAGTACATCTACTGGACCGCAATATTATTACAAAGGTATGTGGTTTTATAATATGCAGGAATGTGAAGATAGAAAAGAACATCAAATAAATAAAATGATGATGGAAGCAGAGATACAAGGTTTTACTGATACGCATATAGATGCTAGATGTATAGAGATGGATGTAAAGGAGTTTAAGAAAACACTAGGTACTTAATGCTTACTAAAAGAAAAACATCTACGATACCATTTGGCTACAAGGAATCAAATGAAAAAGGTTTTCTTGAAGCAATACCGGAACAGTTAGAAGAATTAGAACAAACAAAAAAGCATATCATTAATGGTTCACTATCATTACGAGGTGCAGCAGAACAATTAGAACATAAGACTGGTCGTAAGATATCTTATGTAGGACTAAAGAAGATAGTTGATAAATCAAGAGTAAAAGGATTACTAGATAAAAGGGAAGTATAATGGTTGGCAGACCAAAAGGTTCTAAAGCCCCAAGGCATTTGTCTATGGAGACTAAGGCAAAGCTACAAGCTAGAAAAGAATTAAGAGACAAAGAAAAAGAATTAGCGAAGCTAGAAAGAAAGATAGCTAAGAAAAGAAATAATTTAAACGAGAAGAAGAAAGTTTTAACAAAGGTTGAACTGGCGGTTGACCCAAAGCGACAACAAACTACCAACAAAAATACAGTTCTTACTGAATCAGAGTTTAGTAAAGCACCGAAACAAGTTCGAGACTTTGTAAAAGAAAACAAAGAGTCCATAGTATTTAAACCTAATGATGGACCGCAGACAGATTTCCTAGCAGCAGGAGAACAAGATGTTCTTTATGGCGGTGCTGCAGGGGGTGGTAAGTCTTATGCAATGTTAGTTGACCCATTGAGGTTCATGCATAGACCAAGCCACAGAGCATTACTTCTGAGAAGAAGTATGCCAGAGTTAAGAGAATTAATAGATAAGTCCAGAGAATTATATACCAAAGCTTTTCCGGGTGCAAAGTTCAGAGAAGTAGAAAAGGTATGGAAGTTTCCCTCGGGTGCTACATTGGAGTTTGGTTATCTTGACAGAGATGCAGATGTGTATCGCTATCAAGGTCAAGCTTATAGTTGGATAGGTGTTGATGAATTAACACAATACCCAACAGAGTTTCCACTTCAATACTTGCAATCACGATTAAGAACAACAGACCCAGAAATAAAACCTTATATTCGGTGTACTGCAAACCCCGGTGGAGTTGGTGGACATTGGGTAAGAAAAAGATATCTTGACCCGAGTCCTCCTAATGAAGCATTCAAAGGACCAGATGGTCTAACAAGAAAGTTTATTCCTGCAAGATTGGAAGACAATCCATATCTATCAGAAGATGGTAGATATGAAAAGATGCTTGAGTCTTTACCTCCAATCCAAAGAAAACAATTACTAGAAGGTAATTGGGATGTAGCAGAAGGTGCAGCATTTGTTGAGTTCAATCCAGAAATCCATGTTATACCTCCCTTTAAAATACCAATACATTGGACTAGACTAAAAGGGATTGACTATGGCTATGCTGCAGAGTCTGCTTGTGTATGGGCAACTATAGACCCAGATGATGATACACTAATTATTTATCGTGAACTTTATCGAAAAGGTTTGACAGGTGAAGACTTAGCTAACATGCTTCGAGAATATGAACAAGACGATAGAAGAAGTGTGCAAGGAGTATTAGATACTGCAGCTTGGAACAAGACAGGTGTGGGAGGACCAACAGTAGGAGAGACATTGGTCCGAGCAGGACATAAGTTAAGACCAGCAGATAAAAATCGAATTCAAGGAAAAATACAAATACACGAGTATTTAAAACAAAACAAAACAACAGGAAGACCAAGACTACAAATATTTTCTAATTGTGTAAATTTAATTAGAGAGTTACAAAGTATTCCTGTTGACCCTAACAAACCGGAGGATGTAGATACTAAAGCATCAGACCACGCATATGATGCACTTAGATATTTAATTATGTCGAGACCTCAAAAACCTTCGGCTTATAGTCAGATGAAAGAAATAAAAAGGTTCACACCATCTGACCCAACTTTCGGATATTAATATGAATGATATGGATGGAGATAGTAACGATATGTTCTTAGCAAATTTAAAAATGAAATCAAACATTATAGAAAGTCTAAAGTCCCACGCAAAAGGACACATAGATAAACACAAAGCAAATGTTGAAGTATTATTACAGAACCCTGCAGGTGTAGCAGAACACCCAGATGTAGTTGAAACAATCGAAAAAGAATTAGAGATAATGGCAAAGTATGATGACCAACTACATATTCTTGATAAGTATTTCAAATAATGCCAACATACACATTTAGAGATTTAAAAACTGGCGAAGAGTTTGATAAGGTTATGTCCTATGAAGACATGCTTAAATACAAAAAGAAAAAAGATATTGAGTATGTTATCAAACCATTCAAGGTATTTAGATTAAATGATATGGGTGGACCAGAAGATAGTTTTAGACAATGGTGCAGACAACCCGAATCAGATATAGATACCAGTAAGTCTAAGAACTTTAGAAACTCAAAGAAAGAATATTTATACAGTAATGCCAAAGACGAGTAGCCCTATAGTAATAGGTGACAAAGAATATCACAAGTATTTAATAATTTGGGAGGATATTTGTGGGGATTCAACGATTGTTGATTATAATGAATTTAGTAAGATGTCAGTAGCTAAAATTAATACTGAAGCTTACATATTTAAGAAAAATGACAAGTATGTATGGAGTTTTGCATCATATCAGAATGATAATGGTGAAGTAGCTTTTGGGGATAGAAACATATATCCTCGAAGTGTAATAAAGAAAATGATTAAGATTTAACTTGACAAAAGCATCAAGTAGGTGTATAATAAAGGTATAACTAGATATGGTAGATTACAAAGACACAACTGAACCTAAAGACGAAGAAAACCAAGAAAAACAACAAGAAAGCAATAGATTAGCTTCTTTTGTTTATGACAGGTTTATTACTTCTGAACGAGCAAGGCAATCTGATGAAGACAGATGGCTTGAAGCTTTTCATAATTACAGAGGTCAGTATTACAAAAATGTTCAATTTAGAGAACATGAGAAGTCAAGAGTCTTTGTAAAAGTAACTAAGACAAAAGTTTTAGCTGCATATGGACAACTAGTAGATGTATTGTTTTCTGCTAATAAGTTTCCAATATCAGTAGAAGAAACAAAAGTACCAGAAGGTGCATCTGAATATGCTCACCTAAATCCTGTAGGAGAAAACTTACAGAACTCTGGACCAAGTATTGAAGGCGGTGCAGACCAATCACAACCATCAATGTCACCAGAGCAAATGTCTTTGGTTGGATTTGAAGGTGATGGTAGAGAGTTACCAAAGGGTGCAACATTTACTGGACTTCAAGAAGATAAAGAATTTTTAGGTTCACTCAAAGGTGAACTAGGAGATGAAGCTGTTAAAGAAGGTTCTGCTCCATTGCCAGAGATGGCACAAATAAGACCTGCTACTACACTAGCAAGACGAATGGAAAAATTAATCCATGACGAGATTGATGAGTCTAGTGGGTCACAAGAATTAAGAAACGCAATCTTTGAATCTGTTCTATTAGGAACAGGTATTATCAAAGGTCCTTTTACTTTTAACAAAACTTTACATAGATATGTTAAGAATGAAGATGGTACAAGAAGTTATCAACCAGAACAAGTAAAAGTACCTAGACTAGAATTTGTAAGTGCATGGGATTTTTATCCAGACCCAAATGCAAAGACTATTGAAGAATGTGAATATGTTGTACATAGACACAAACTAAATAAAAATCAATTAAGAGATTTATTAGACAGACCTTTCTTTGATAAAGAAGCAGTATTAGAAACTTTACAAGATGGTCCTAACTATCGTAACAGAACCTTTGAAACACAAATCAAAGCAGAAGATGATAGTAACACAACTGAAACAGATAGATTTGAAGTACTAGAGTTCTGGGGTTGTGTAGATAAAAAAGTTTTAGAAGATGCTCAGATACCTGTTCCAGAAGGAATGGATGATGAGAAAGAAATGCAAATCAATGCATGGGTAACTGAAAACAGAGTGTTAAGAATGGTAGTCAATCCATTTAAACCTTACAGAATACCATACAACGCATTTCCTTATGAGAAGAACCCATATAGTTTCTTTGGTATTGGTGTACCAGAGAATATGAAAGATGCTCAACAAATTATGAATGGTCATGCAAGAATGGCTATTGATAATTTAGCTTTATCGGGTTCACTTGTTTTTGATGTTGATGAGTCAGCATTAGTAGCAGGACAAAACATGGATGTATATCCGGGCAAGATATTTAGAAGACAAGCAGGTATGCCGGGTCAAGCTATTCATGGATTAAAGTTTCCAAACACATCAACTGAGAATATGATGATGTTTGATAAGTTTAGACAGTTGGCAGATGAGTCAACAGGAATACCTTCTTACTCTCATGGTCAGACAGGTGTTCAAAGTATGACAAGAACAGCTTCTGGTATGTCAATGTTATTATCAGCAGCAAACTTAAATATAAAAACTGTTGTAAAGAATTTAGATGATTTCTTATTAAAACCTTTAGGCGAAGCATACTTCCAATGGAACATGCAGTTTTATGAAGGAGACTTAGCAATCGAGGGAGACCTTGAAGTTAAGGCAACAGGAACATCTTCTTTAATGCAAAAAGAAGTTAGGTCACAAAGACTTACAATGTTCTTACAAAGTGTACAGAATCCTGCGATTGCACCATTCGTTAAGATTCCAGAATTAATTAAGGAACTAGCATATACATTAGACCTTGACCCAGAGACAGTAATCAATGACCCTAATGAAGCAGAAATATATGCTAAGATTATAGGACTACAGAATGCAAGACAGAACCAAGCAGTTGGTGGAACAGATAGTCCAGAGTCCCCAATGGACACACCTCAAGGAATACCTAACCAATCTCCAGAACCAGACAACTCGGGAGTTGGCAATGGCACAATCGGAACAGGAGGTGTACCGCAAACAGGGGAAATGGAATTTACTGGAACAGTTAATCCAACTGGACAAAACTAATAAACTTAACAAACAGGAGAAATAACTATGCCAATGGGAAAAGGAACTTATGGAAGTCAAAAAGGAAGACCACCTAAAAAGAAAATGATGGGTGGCGGAATGATGATGAAGAAAAAGAAAATGATGCATGGTGGAGCAATCCATAAAGGTAAAAAGAAAAAATAGTTTTAATGGCTACTAAAAAATTAAAAAATCAAATGGATGGGTTTATGAAACCCGCAACAGATGAAGCACCTACTATGGGGTTGTATGATACTAATACACCCCAAAGTGTGCGTGAAGGAACTCCATTAAGATTATTTGATAAGAGTAGAGCAAGATATAAAACAGGTGATGTTGTAGAAGAAGATTATAATAGAGCATTAGCAATTTATAATGCAATGTTAAATTCAAAAGATGAAAATTTTACAGCAGCAGATATAAAACAAAGAATTGGCGAAAACAATTATAATAAAATTGTTATGAATAAAGCAAATGTTAAGAAAGCTGCTACAGGTGGCTTAATGGGTGGTGACCCTAGACTTGGAAAAGTAGAAGATGTTGGCTATCAAGCTTATGCATATGGTGGACCAGTTCTTAAAATGGCAGCAGGTGATACACCTTTTCAATCATGGTTAAGTTCAACATATGATAAAAAAGTAGAAGATTTATCTGCACAAGAATATAGTTTATTTTCACAAGAGTGGACAAGATTACAAAATAAAAAAGCTGAAGGTGGAGAAATAAAAATACCAGAACTTGCACCAGAAGCAGAGACTTCTTTAGAAATGCAAATGGAAGAAGCAATGCCAAAAGGCGAAGAAGGTGAAATGGATATTAAAGCAGAAGTAGATACATCTGTTTTAGATTCAGAAGAAGAACAATTACTAGAAGAAGTTATTGAAATGCATCCGGGTATAATGGATGTCATTGTCAAATTAACAGCAAAAGAATTTACCGGTGAGGGCGAAGTTGATGGACCGGGAACAGGAACTTCAGACTCGATACCTGCAATGTTATCGGATGGTGAGTTTGTATTTACAGCAAAAGCAGTTAAGCAAATTGGTGTGGACAGACTTAGAAAACAAATGAAAGCAGCAGAACAAGAGTATGATAACAGTATGGCAGTTCAAGATTCTCAAATGGAATCTGGACAACCCATGATGGCAAAAGGCGGATTATTATCTGCCGACAAGTATAAAATATAGAGCTACCCGGGCAATCACCTAGGCACTCTATATCGGCTACTTTGCAATACGCAAACCCCAAACAAGAAAGGTGATTAAAAATGGTTGAAAGTAATGCAGACACTTTACTGAAAAGTAAAGCCACTCAGCAGAGTAATGAAACAGAAGCAAATCCATATAATGCTAAAAAGGATTATATTGATTATGAACAAAAGAAAGCAAACGCAAAAGAACCTTTTGCAGATGCTAACACAATAGCGGTTAAGAAGGACCAACCAAAAGTTGTTGTTGACTCAATGAGGTCAGAACAAACAGAGGAAGACACTCCGGAAGAACAAGCTGACAAACCTTATCAAAAGGTTGACTACAAAAAAAGATATGATGACCTCAAGAAACACTATGATGGTCGTGTTAATTCTTTTAAGTCGAGAGAAGAGGAACTACTAGCAGAAATTCGTGCTAATAGACCTAAGTACAAAGCACCTAAAAGTGCAGAGGAAATCGAAGCTTTTAAGAAAGAATACCCAGATGTTTATGGTGTTGTTGAAACAGTCGCACATCTTAGAAGTTCTAAGGAAACAGAAGATTTAAAACAAGAGATTAAAAGTCTTAAAGAATTAAATCAAACTGTTAACAAAGAAAAAGCAGAAGCTAAACTAGCGAGAATGCATCCAGACTTTGAACAAATTCGTGAGTCAGATGATTTTCATAGTTGGGCATCAAGTCAACCAGAAGCGATTAAGGATTGGGTTTATGGTAATGCTACAAACGCAGAACTTGCTTCGAGAGCAATAGACTTATTCAAACAGGATACCGGCAAGTCAAAATCTAAAGAAGTATCTGGCGATTTAGTTGCTGCATCAGAAATGGTGAAAGTAAAAAACAGCAAAGAAATTGGCTATGGTACTAAGAAGATTTGGACTCGTTCTCAAATAGCGGCAATGTCGCAGTCAGAATTTGATAAGAACGAAAAAGCTATAACCGAAGCTATGTCTGAAGGTCGTGTCATAAATGACATGGGTAACAGACCAAGTAGAGGTTCTGGTAATCCGACTTACTAAATTATAGACCGCACATTGTTAATCACTTAACTTAAACAACAAAGGAAAGGGGAATATCATGGCGGTATTTCAAAATGCTTCCGGAGGTGCTAACAATAACTTTAATGCGGGTACTTCGGGACAAACTAATGAGTTCTTCGTACCAGAAATATTTTCGAAGAAGATTCAAAACTTCTTTAGAAAGTCTTCTGTTATCGAAGCAATAACAAACACAGACTACGCAGGTGAGATTGCGGCTTTCGGTGATACAGTAAAAATCATCAAAGAACCAGAAATCACAGTTGCGGCTTATACAAGAGCAGCAAGTACAACTAAACAGTACTTAACTGACCAAGAATTAACTCTTGTAATCGACAAAGCAAACAGCTTTAAGTTTATAGTTGACGATATCGAGGAAAAACTTTCTCATATCAACTTTGCATCAGTAGGTGCATCAAGTGCAGCTTATACTCTTAAGAACACTATGGATGCTGAAGTA